TTCAAGAGTTAAATTCAGACACTTTCAAAGGTGAGTAATAACTCATCAATAACGGAATTATAAAATGATCCCACAAATAAAGGTAAATAGTATGTCAGGTATTAAAAGTTTAGTTGGACGTAAAATGACAAAATCTGTGAAATTCATGGGTGAAGATGTCAAGATCTCAAAATTGAGTGTTTCAGAAGTTATGGACATTCAAGTTAAAGCTAAAGAAATAGAATCAGATGAATCTGCAGGTCTTGCTTTATTGCAAACAGTAATTCGTTCAGCTGTTGAGGGTGCTGACGATTTAGCCGATGAAGATTTTCAAACATTCCCTATGGATGAGTTATCAAAACTTTCCAATGAAATTATGAAATTTTCAGGTATTGGTGCAGAACAGGGAAAGTAATTCTCACTGATGAAGACCTTGCCATATATGAATTAGCTTTTCATTTACATTTGCCTATATATAAATTAGAATCTGAAATGACTTATGAAGAACTTTTAGGTTGGTTCTCATATTTTGAGCAAAGACCTGTTGGTTGGCGTGATGATGATCGTACAATGAAATATTTACAAACACAGGGTGTTAAAGAAAAACCTTGGAATGTTTTTGCTTCACTTGATCCTATTTACAATCGTAAAAAAGAAGATAGCTTTAATATGTCAGGATTTAAGAATTCAGGCATGTTCAGCAAACTTATTTCAGCAACAGGAGGAGACAAAATTATATGATAAAATTAAATCTTAATAAGTTGTTTCTGAAAGAAGCAAATGTGATAAAAAGAAAAACAATACAAGAGTTGCTTGATACGTTGAGAGAAACAACTCCTGTAGATACAGGAAAAGCTAGAGATGGCTGGTATTTTACCGGAAGTTCAATTCGAAATGATGTAGAATATATTGATGAATTAAATCAAGGAACTTCAAGACAAGCACCAGCACACTTTATAGAAAAGGCAGTATTAGCACAAAAAGGGGTTATTCCTCTGGGTGTTATAGTCAAGACTATATGATTATATACCCGTTAGATATTCTTTCTAACGGGTTTTTATTCGCAAGGAGAAATAAATGGCGGTAGTAATTGACATTGAAACTAAAGCGGATTCTGCTAAAAGAGATTTGGATAGTTTGAATAAAAGTTTAGCTGCTTTAATTGCTTCGTCAAACAGTTCTAATAAGGCTTTAAACGGAATTTCTGCAAATAGTTTTAAAAATTTAACAAAAGATCTTAATGCAAGTGGAAAAGCAATTGGTGATTTTAATAAATCAAGTAAAAATACTTTTTCAACATTAGCAAAAGATACAGATAAAGCTTCAAATTCAATAAGTAGTATAAAAAATACAATAGTGAGTTTATCAGCAGCATTTTTGGCAATAAAGGCCATTTCTGCATTTAATACCATGTCTGATGAATTAACAAACTATCAAAACAAATTAAAAATAGCAGTTACAGATACTGAAAAATTAGCCTCTGTACAAAAAGAATTATATAATATTTCAAAAGATACCAGAGCATCTTTTGGATCAACAATTAGTATATATACATCTTTTTCAAAAGCTTCTGAAAAATTACATCTATCTCAGTCTAATCTTTATACAATGGTTAAGACTGTAAACCAAGCTTCAGCATTATCAGGCAGTTCTTTAGAATCCACAAATGCAGCTCTTATTCAGTTATCACAAGGTTTAAGTTCAGGAACTTTTGCCGGTGATGAATTACGTTCAGTACTTGAGCAATTGCCATACTTTGGTAATGAGCTTGCAAAACAATTTGGAATGACAACAGGAGCTTTAAAACAATTTGCATCTACAGGTGCATTAGCCCCTGAAGCAGTTATGAAAGCCATTTCAAGAATGGCAGTAAAAACAAATGAAGATTTTGCAAAAACAACAATGACTGTTGAACAAGCGTCACAACAAATGTCTATGTCATTGAAATTATTATTTGCCAATGTAAATAAAAGTTTAGGCTTTTCTACTGTATTTGCTTCAGCATTAGCAATAATGTCTGAAAGTATAGATATGTTTTCAGAAAAATTAACAAATGTTTCTGAAAATATAGGTTCAAGTTTTGGAAGTAAAATATTAAAAATTAAAAATTTATTAAATTTTAAATCAAAAGTTGAAATAGATCCCGCATCTGAAAGTGGCTGGCAAAAATCTATTTTAGGAATAGAGACAAATCAACGTTTAATTAATGCATTTTTAAAGTCAATCGATTTGATAAGAACAAACTTATTATATATCTTACCTGCAATTAGAGCACCAATAGAAACACTTTTAGTATCAGCTCATCAAGCTTTTGGAGGAATTCTTGCAGACATAAACGCTGCAATTTATGATGGATTAATGCCTTTTGGAAGAAAATTAGAAAGTATTTCAGAAAAAATTACATTTTGGACAAGAGGCGATAATGCTCTTAGTCGTGCATGGGTTAATTTGTTTAAATCAAAAGATCTATTGAGCTTCACAAAAAATTTAGAAGATTTAAATTACCAAAGAGAAGCTTTGAGACTGAATGACAAAAAATATGTCGGTACTCAAATGCTCAGATGGTTTTCAGACATAGGTTACAAAGTACAAGATACATTAACATATTTAGGTATTTTAGATAGTAAACTATTTACTATTCGAAACACAAGGTTCGATAGGTTGCTTAAATATTTTGAAAATATAAGTAATGCGGTAAAACGGGTTTATAAAGATGTTTTTGCAACAACTGTAGAGCCTATAATATATAAGCAAATTTTAGCATTGAACGCTGCTCTACAAGACTTTGCTGCAGCTTTGTATGGAACATTTAATGCAAAAAGTGGAGAAAATGCAGCTAAGGCTTTATTTTTAGGAATTAAAAACGGTTTCAAAAAACTTTCTTCATTCTCTTTAGACTTCTCTTTTAATACATTAAAATCTTCAAAAATCTTTGATGCAATTTTTGCAGAACTCACACAAGAAAAGATTACAAAAGCTTTAAAAAATATTTTAAATTTCTTTAAAAGTTTCTTTTTGGAGTTAGGAAGACAAACTAACTTCATATCATTTGAAAGTATATTTAATAATTTAATCAAAGTAACTAATACTGCTATTCAAAATATTAGAGACTTCATAAGTTCAAAAATCAGTAAATTTGAAATAAAATATAAACTTTCAATAGACCACAGTGTCTTAGATAAGTTTTTAAATATTTTAATTTCAATGTTTAATAAAATACAAGCAATAACTGAAAGCAGTTTAAAACCTGTAATGGATAAAATTTCATTTTTTGCAATTTTTATTAAAAATTTATTTTTAAGCATATACGATGAAGTTGTTGGTCATTCATATTGGCCGGACACGATGAAAGGGATTAGTCGTTCAACAGATGAATTAGAAATTGTTAAAACAAAATTAGAATCATTTAAAGCTGTATTTTTAAAAGTTATAAATGTAATTACCATTCAAATAAACGGTTTTGTAGCAAAATTAAAAAGCGCTTTTAGTTCAGTTTCTGGAATTGTAAAAGGAATAGATATAAGTCAATCTTTAAGCATCATGGGTACGCATGCAGGTGCATCGTATATGGCAGGATTACTTTATTCTCTAGGCTCTCCCAAATGGAAATTACTTGCAATTAGTTATTTTGTTTCATTATTTGATGTATCCATTGACAGTATATTAACAACTCTTGCACCAAAATTGGGTGCTGGTTTTGGAGCTATTTCGGGAGACATGTCAGCAAATATTCTTAAAGGAATGTATGTAATTTTTAATGGACTTTTGGAGGCGGTTCCTACATTTATTTCTACATTTGTTCATGCTTTTGGAAATATAGGTGAAGGTCTTTCAAATGTACTTAGCAAGGTTACCATCTTTAATAATACAATAATACATGGTTTATTGTTGATTGGTGCAGCTTATGCTATACTGGCTAAGAATGGTACACAAACAATAAGCGATTTAATTTTTGGTAAAAAAGGAAAGAAAGGTAAAAATGGTCAAGAAGGTGTTTTAGACTATATTTTACAAGCATTCACCAGTCCAAAAATGGAAGGTGCAGGGGAAAGCTTTTTTAAAAAAGCTTTTAAAAGTCAAAAATTAGCAATTATAGCTGCAGGAATATTCAGTTCAGCTCTACTAGATAGTGTTTCTTTAGTAGAAGCATCTCAAATCGGTATTCCATTATTAGCATATGCCATAATGGGAAAAGATGGTGGAGGAAGAGTTCTTAGAAATTCTTTGTCACTTATCAATTTGTTTATAGGAGCTGCAACTACAAGATTACTCGGCTTATTTCAGCTTTCAAAAATACCGTTTATTGGTAGTATTTTTAAAAATATATTAGGTGATCCTGAAGAATTATTGTCAAGTCTCTTACCTGAGTCTAAAACGGTAGAAACTCGTTTTTCAAAAGCTGGTAAAAATCTATTTGAAAGTTTTAAAGGGATGGTTATCAACCTTCGTAAAAATGGTGAAGCTTTTGGTAAGAAAGAAATGTCATTTGTTGAAGCAGCTCTTACAATAGGTACTAGAGACATAACTTTTGGTTCATTACCATTTGGAAAGGTTATAGATAAAATAGACTTAAAAGGGCAGTTTGTTGAGCTATTAAATGCATTTAAAGGCACTGAAACAGGTTCAGTTATTGTACAGAAGTTTGAAGAAATTAAGAAATCTTTTGCAGAAGGCTATGATAAATTAACTGAAATTTTTAATCAAAGTGGTACTGAGAGTGCTATTATAAAATCAGCAAAAAGAATTTACAGTAAAATCTCTGAACTTGCCTTAACTTCTCTTACCTATATTAAAGTAGGGTTTACTGGATTATTGAGTTTTTTCAAATCACAAAAATTTTTATTTGCTGTATTGTTACTAGGTTTTGGAGATATTGTATTTGCAGCATCTGGTGCGCAAGAAGCTGTTAGTACTTTTACAGATATACTCTTTGGTACTGTTGGTTCAATTCTTGCTGTAACAACAGCAATAGGTGCATTAGGTTTTGCAATGAAAGCTTTTTCAGCTTTTAAAATAGGCGGTTTTGCAGGGCTAAAAACATACGTTATTGAAAATACAATTGCACTTCAAACATTTGGTAAATTTGTTAAATTATTAGTACTTGAAAAGTTCTTTTCGACTACATGGTGGAAAGGAGTTGGTAACAATATAACTTCATTCTTCGACATTGGGATAAAGGGTGCTGCTTATTTTAAAGCTTCTTGGCTTGCTTTAGGAAAAGTATTTACATCAGGACATGGTATTGTATATTCTTTAAAATATCTAACACAATCAATTATACTGTTTGGTTCTGCAACTGTATTTAGTTTTGGTAGTATAGTTAAAAATACTATTGGAGGCGTTACAAAAATAACTGCGGCTACAGGTTTGTTGGAAGCTTCTTTCAGCCTTTTAGCAACACTTATGACAGGCGGTTTTAAAGCTGCGGGTGTTGCCTTAAAATTCCTTTGGACAAGTCTTGCACCACTATTAGCTATTGGTTTGAAATTTGCTATACCGATCGCTGCCATTGGTGCTTTAGGAATATTCTTTTTCGGACCGGGACATAACTTTGTCGATAATGTTACTTGGGCTTACGATAAATTACGTGAATTGTTTGGATTACAACCTAAAACAAAACAAGGCAGATTGTCTGACTTATTGGGTAAAATGGGTCCACAAAACATTGCAGGAGGTATGGTTGACTTTTCAGCTCAAATAAAAAATATTGATTTTGAAAAAATGACCGCACCTCAGTTTAGTGTTTTAAAAGATGTTTCTGAGAGAACATTGACTTCATTAAAAGATTTGGATGCTATTTATATTGAACAGGGTCGTTTGAGTGACGAACAACTTGCTCAATATAAACAAACTCTTTCTGAATTTTCCAAAATGACAGGAAAAATGCCTCAACTTGAAAATGTTGGATTAGCAAAAGACATGGAAGATCTTGCAAACAGATTAGACAGTGCTGATCTTTCAACAAGAGCTTTTGCAAAATATCTTTTAGGTATAAACCCTCTAATGGGAACTCTTGCTGTAACTGCAATGAGTCTAGGACAAGCTTTAGGTGATGCTTTAGATGCTTTATTTAAGATTATTAAAATATCTTTATCTGTTGGTTTAGTAGGTGCAATAGGTGCAGGTATAATGGCATTCTTTGCAGGCTCAGCTGCCACTATTGCCGCTGCAGCTGCTTTTCCTGCCGCTGTTGCTGTTGGTGCTTTGGTCGGTCTTATCTACACAGCTTTTGAATCTTATTGGCCAGATACTGCTAAAAGAATTGCTGAACTTTTAAGTTCAGGAATAGAAAAATATACAGTATTTGGAAAAGATAATATAGTCAACGGTTCAATAAAGCTTGCCGGAGTAATCGTTAAAGGTTATTTTGATTCGGTCAATAAAAAGTTTAAAGAAAATCAAGAAGCCCTAATCACACCTGAAGCAAGAGCTTCCGCAGAAAAGTTACGTAATACAGGAATACCTGAAAATATACAATATGCTCAGCCCGTCTTTAAGAAAAACTTTGAAGATGTATTGAAACGATTTAGTGACGCTGAATATAACAAATCAATGTTTAAAGGTGGTTATAATTCACCAGCAAGAAATGCTGTAAAAGCCACAAGTGAAGCTGATTTTGCTAAAAAGTATGCTGAAGCTGTATCTGAATTTAATGCTGCTCAAAAATTATATGGTGAAACTGTTGATAAGTTTGCTCCAATATTTGCGGAAGATAAGGCAATTGCTAAGTTTACAGACAGAGTAACGCTTTTTGATAAGAGTGTTAAAGAGCTTTTGGGAATAGATTTTGGAGATAAAACAAAAGACTTTTTCGGTACTGCCGCTGATTGGAAAGCATTTGAAGATCATGTGGAGCAGGCCAGAACTTTACAGATTAAACTTGATTATACAACTTCTGTAGAACAACTTGGTAAAATAAATATTGACAAAGCACAAAATGCGGCAAGAGCTGCTGCATATCAAGCTGCAGTGAAGGGTCAAGTTGAACAAAAAGCTACAATCGAAGGTTTATTAGGTTCACAAGCAACGGCTGTTGGTGGTGAACAGTATAAAGCAAGTATAATGCAATTGCAAAAAGCTTCCAGTGATGCTTATCAAGATTTTAAAAAGCTTACAGATTCTGTTGGTGTTCTTCAAAATAAGCTTTTAGATTTAGACCCAACTGTTGCTGCAGATGTAGAGATGTTTCATACTTTACAAAAGCAAATCAGAGCTTTGCAAAATCAAGCGATTGCTGCTTTGCCGACAAATAATTGGTTTGATTCAGTTAATGAAAAATTACAAACTATTAACGCTGATCAACTTTCAATATTTTCTTATAAAGAGTTAGATACTTCAGGTTTAAAAAGTCTTGGTGAAGATTTAAATAATTTAATCAAAACTCAAAAAGAATATAATGATGCTAAACAAGATAATCCTGAAGATTTTAAAGGGTTAATGGAAAAGCTTAATATTATAAATGAGTTAACTGAGAAGATTAAAACCAATACTAAAGAATTAAACTTAAAGGCATTACAAAGTGCAGCTTCTAGCTTAGTAAGTCCTAAACAAAAAGCTAAAAAGTTTGCTGAACTTGGTCAAGCAATTCCAACTGAAGTTATGGCAAAAGGTTTGACTGACCCATATACTGCAATGATTGTTAAAAGAAATCAGTTACAACTTCAAGTTGAAACAGGTAAATTACCAGTAACAACATCTCTTGAAGAAGCTAACCAACAACTGTTATCTTATGATCTTGCCATGAGCAAAATGGCTGAAATAACTGTAACTACTTTAAGTTCTTTGCTTTCAAGCTTCAGCGATCTTGGTGTTGCCATTGATTCGATAGGCTTTAGTCGATTAGATTCTGATTCAAGAGCTTTTCTTACAAATGTAGGTAGTCAACTTGAATCGATAAGTAAAACAATTTCAGAAACTCCATACTCTGAAGCTCTTTTATCTTTAGTTCAAACTCAAGAAACTTTGTTATTAAGTGCCGCTGATGCATTACTTAAGGCTAGTTACAAGACAGGTGCTGGAATTTCTTCAGCTCTAGGACGATTAGGTTTATCAGAAAATAATACAATTGCAAACTTGAATAGAGTTCAACTTGATAATTTGTTGGAAATGGACAAGGCTGCTGAAAAAGCTAAAATACTTGCTTCCAGAGCTTCAAATCCTGAAGATTACTTAAAGAGACTTAAAGAGCAAGCAAGAGCTACAATCCGAGGAACTCAACAAGCTGAAAGCATGGCAAATAGCTTTGATAAGAATATTTCTAATCTTAATGAAGTGTTTAAGACAAGTCTTGATGGTTTTGATGCAACAACAATGTCACCTCAAATAATTTCTTCTGCAATGGATATTGCAAGAGAGCTTAAGAATGAATTGGAAATTGCTATATCTGAAAATCAACCTACAGCAGATTTGTTTGAAAAATTAAGATCGGCAGAGCTTATAGGTGGTTTTATAACCTTATTTAAAGACTTAGGAAAAGGTCTCAGAGATGCTATTGTTGGTGGTGCTGAGGCAGGTTTCGATAAGATTAAAAGTGCTTATTCGGAAAGTCAAATGACTTTCAAACAATACGCAGAATTAGATCCTTCAAGACGTCGTCAAAGATCACAAGAAGCTACATATCAAGAAGCTTTCAGAAAAGCTGCAAACATGGAATTGAGTCCTGAACAAGCTAAAATACTTAATCGTGTTGGTTCAGGAGAAGAAATTTCCAAAGTGATGCAAGATTTTGAAAAACAATTTGGAGATATGTTAACTAAAAGTGATAATCCGATTGTTGTTTCTCAAGATAATTTGAAAAAGTCTGTTGATGCTTTGAAAGAGGCTATTGATATTGAAAGAAAAGATAAGCAAATTACTTCTGATATAGCTTCAGGAAAAATATCTCAAAGAGAAGGTATTGATCAATTAAACACTTTTGTTTCAAACATAAATAAAAGTAAAGATATAATACCGACTGAGTTCAGTAAAGATAAAGGTGTAGGTAATCTGACCGCAAAAACCTTACTGATGGCTAAAGAAGCTTCAAATAAAAAGAAAGAATTTGAAGATCTTGGCTATTTGCTTTCACAAGCAAACTTTAAAGGTGTACTGGATGCTGCTGATGGTTTCGGAAGAGAAACTATGAATTTGGCCAGTGATGCACAATTAAAACAAGCTGCAGAAATTAAGGTTAAACTTGCAGGATTACAAGCTGAAATGGCTGATGCGACTTTAAATAAACTTGATACACAAACACTCCAAAAGAAGATCGACAATTATACCGATGAACTGGGCAGAATACCTTATGCTATTGACTATTTGCGTAATGCCATAAGAGAAGCCGGTGTAAATATGAGAGATACTGTTGATACAACATTCAGAGGAGCTTTCACAGATCTATTGAAAGGTAAAGCTGCTGAGGGTGAATCTGCATTTTCAACATTCACAAACACTCTTATGGAAGGTATAAGCAATTCTGTTGTGGATACTTTTGCCAAAGGAATAACCGACAGGATAACTGGACCCGGAAGCTTAATTGCGGGTGCTGCTCAATCAATGGGCGAAGGTATATATGACATATTCGGTAATGTTCTTGACGGACTAAGCTCAATGTTTTCAAGCGAAGCTTCATCAAAAGGTGGCGGTATATTGGATTCAATAACAGGGTTCTTTTCAAATATATTTTCCACATCCACATCGAAAGCGACTGCAGGGCAACCTGTGGGTGGTGGCTTCGGTGGCGGTTTAGGTGCAAGTGGTGGTCTTTTTGGCGGTCTGTCGGGCATTTTTGGTGGTGGCGATACTGGAGGCATGGGTGGCTCAAACGGTTGCTGTTGCGACACAGGGGCTGCAGGTGCGCTTGGAAAAGCTGGTGATTTGTTTAAAGGTGCTAACGGTGGATTGAATTCTGAAGGTATACCAAATTTACTCGCCAGACCTGAAGAGAGTATGTTCAGTGGTATTACTGACTCTTTAACCAAGACATTCTCAGGATTGTTTGGAGAAGGTGGTAGCATCACAACAATGTTCAGTGGATTTGGAAAAGGTCTTATGGATGTTTTTGGAGGCTTGGCCAGCAGTATAATGGATATGTTGGGTGGCTTGGGTGGAGCTTTGGGCGGTGTAGGTGGCAGTATCATGAGTGGTTTGAGTTTTCTTGCCGACGGTGGTGTTGCTGGACAAGTTAAAGGCATAGGCACAGGAACATCCGATTCAATCCCTGCAATGTTGTCCAACGGTGAATTTGTCATCAATGCTAAAGCAACGAAAGAAAATTTAAAACTTCTCAATGCAATAAATAGCGGAAATATCCCTAAATTCGCAACAGGTGGTTTGGTTAATAATATTCCAAGCGTTACACTGAATGATCCAAAGACTCTCGATACTTCTAAATTAAACAATGAAAAGAAATCTTCAAATAGTCAAGTAGTCAATTTGACAATTACAGGCGACATATCTCGTCAAACAAAATCGGAAATTTACAAAATGTTGCCTGATATAGCGCAAGGTGTAAATATGCATAATAAAGAAAAAGGTTATAAAGGATAATTATGTACGGTATCTATGATAACGGAAAAATTATTGCTAGGTTTGTCGCACCGACAAAGGTAATTAGCAATAAACCAGTATACGTTTCAGATACCCTTTCACTAAAAAGAGCGACATTTTCAAGGACGGCTCAACGATGGGAAATAGAAAGCAATCTAGAACCCCTCGTTGCGTCTGCCAACGAGCTATTTGTCAGTTTAGTCACAAAGGGTCTTACTGAAACCGTAGTTGTTTTAATGCCTCAAAACTATGGGGCATCCATCAAAAGAACAGCAACAACAGCATTAACGGGAACTCAAGCCACTGCAAGCTCCTCAAGCATAGCAGTAACAGGAAATACAGGTACAGGTTTTATACCTAAAGGGACTTTTATCAAGTTTTCAGACAGTACACATACTAAAGTATATATGACAACATCAGATCTTACTGGTAACGGTTCTGTTTCAATATATCCAAGACTGTTAAAAGCGGTTGCTGGAACATTTAGTTATAAAGATGATGTTTATATGGATTGTTTATATGACACTTCAGTTGTTATTGGAATGGTATATACGGATGGTATCTTAATGGACACAGGCTCTATTAAATTGGTGGAGAGGCTATAATGATACAGTTTAGCACCAATATACAAGCTGTATTGTCACAAATGCCGATTGAAACATTCTACATGTTACGTATTGCAAATACAAACGGTACATCTATATATTCAAGTACAGATTATTTTACCGATATTACCTTGTCAAATGGGTATGTCTATACAGCAGATTCACTAATTCAGTCTGTTGATGTTCCGCAATTATCATCGACAGTTGACAGAGAACAATATAAAATAGTTCTTGCCGATCCTTCTTTTTCACAAACTTCAGTAATTGAAAATAATATTATTGGTAAGATATTAGAAACAAGAATAGGTTTTATTAATCAAACAACAGGTTTGCCATATTTAACAGCATCAGATACTTTAGTCGTATACCGTGGAAGAATAGACTCTGCAAGTTACGCAATAGATTCTGGTGAAATAGGTGAATCCAAGTTACAAATAACAGGTTCCAGCCCTCTTTCAAATCTAGATCAAAAGAATGGTATATTTTTAAGCAAAGATACAATAAGAAGATTAAACGGTACTGATTCTTGCTGCGATCAAATATATGAAGGCTCTGGTACATTAACATTTAAATGGGGGAGAAAGTAATGCCTTGGCTAATACCTGTTATACAAGTGCTTGTCATGGTCGCCTCAATGGTGATGACACATCTTGCGGCAGCTTCAAAAAGAAAAGCAAATTCTCCACAAGCTAATATGGCAGCTTCCGATGCCCGCAAAGGTTTTGAAATCGTTGTTGAAGGAAAGGCAGAATTTGTACCTAAGGTTTATGGAAGAGCTAAAATAGGTGGTGTACGTGTATATCATAACGTATCTGGTGGATATAAACATGTAACAACAAATGCTGACGATGTTTTTGAAACAGGTTCTACACTTGTTGGTGGAAACTATAATAAAATAAAAAGAGATGGAGACGGTGTTTTATATTTTGAACCTCAAACTTACTCTGCACTAGAGACAGGAAGATTATCACAAACAATATCAGATGCCGGCAAAAATGAATTTTTGTATTTTCAACAAATTTTATGTCAAGGGCCGATATACAATGTTATAGATATCATTATAGATGATAATCGTTATTTTGATGATCCGAGTCTTGGCGATTATATGGTTAGAAATGAATTAACCATGTTCACAAATGATGTCAAATCGACAGAAATTGAATGGAAAAAGACAACTGCAGCCTTACGTGTAAATTGTTACAGGGCTGGAGGTGTTGCTGATAATATTATTACGGCAAACTTTAGTGATAGAGCTGATGCTAAATTTACTGGACTTGCATATGCTTCAGCAATAATTAGAATGGACAGAGATGATCCTCAGTTTTCAGGAGTACCTTCTTTACAATTTTTGGTTGAAGGTTCATTGGTCAAGAAAGTTGTTAATGGTGTTTTAGCCACTACAGCAGGTTATGTTGACTCTTCTGGCAATGTATATGGCAATAATCCTGCATGGTGTTTATTAGACTATTTGATGGATAAGCAATCAGGTAAAGGTGTTGATGCCTCTGAAATAGACTTAGCCTCATTTGAAACTGTTGCTGCAATTTGTGCACAAATCGTACAAACAAATGCAATTGTTGGAGGTAAGATATATAAATCTACAGATGGTACAAGAAATACAGACTTCAGAAATGTACCCCTTTATGAATGTAATTTAATCACTGATCCAAGAAAATCAATAAGAGAAAATATTGAATCTATTCTTGAAACAATGGGTGATGCAAGACTTGTCTGGTCAGGTGGTAAATACAAACTCAGTCTACAATATGTTCAAGCAAATACAGCTTTAAACTTAGCAACAACAATTACAGATGACAATTTGATTCTTGATCAGAGCATATCTATTGCATGGCCCCAAGCAATTCAACGTCTAAACTTTGCCACAATACGATTTCACAACGAAACTGAAGAGTTTAAAGAAGATTCTGTATCTTGGCCTCCAAAAGTAACTACATCATATAAAAGAGGTGTTGGTGGGTTTTTGTATTCTCAAGCTATCTCAGGACAAAATAACGATACAGCCGGTGGTTTATTACTGAATAGTTATGGTGTGTGGGAAGGTTCTGACAATGCTAATTTATATTATCAATTTGTAGTCCCTAGGGGTACATTGTCTGCATATACGTTGAAATACACTGCAGACAGATCTATGACAATTCTATTGAAAGATGTTGCAACAAATGCAACAATACATAGTGGATCTGCAAGCGGTGTTGGGGTTGCTACAGCAACATTAGCAGTAGGGCAGCTAGGCAGCACAGTTGCTGATAAGGTTTATTCTGTAACAATTACAGGGACAAAAGGCGATCCTCAAAGAGGCATTGCTGCTAAATTAGAGACAAGCACTAACATTATATGGACAACAAGAAGTGTGGCATACACTTCTTTCATAGATGTAACTCTAGATTCTGCTATATATGATACAATGCTTCTTGAAGATAGTGGACTTAAGTTAGAATTAGATATGTTTTCTGAAGGCATTACCGATTATTATCATGCCTTGGCAAAGGCAGAAGAGTTGGTAAAAACAAGTAGATCTGCTTTTGTAATAAACTTTAAATATATAGTTACAAATGTTTATTTAGAACCTGGAGACTATCTAAAGTTACAAAGTGATGCTGCATACTTAGGTTCAGGAACAAATCCGCTATATTTACGCATAGAGTCTGTTAAAATGGCACAAGATAACTCTTGTGAAGTTGTTGCAAGTAGGTTTGACTACACACAACTGGCTTGGAGTACAAAACCTGGACAATACATAAAACCACCAAATATTTATGACTCTTCAATAGTCGGTCCAGCTTGGGTCGAATATACGCCAAGGGCAGAAAGTCTAGGGAATTCATCAGGTACGTTGAATTGGGCTGCCGTAAGTCAAGTCGACACTTATATTGTTTATATGCATACTTCAGATGACGTAATAGATGCTGATGGTATACCATTATTCAGTGAGATAGGGAGAGTCCCCTATAATGTAACAACTTTTGTTTTGCCTTTATTAAAAAGTACAAGTGCATTTTTTGGTGTTAAGGTTTCGCTTAATGGCAGACTGTCCAAAATGACATACACAGACACTACTTTGCCAATACTTCTTGATAATTATACTTATTCTTTTGCAGGACTTGCTTTTAGATATAATTCCTCCCAATATAGTCCTAATATTACAACAGTAAACAGTATATCATGGTCAGCATTTACCGTCACAATTAATGGTACTACAGTTAAAAATGTATCTGCAGGAACTGCATCGTATGTTGATAAGAAGATATATATTTATTATGACCCGATAACAAATTTTGTATTATCTTCAACATCAATCAATATTGCTAATTCAGGAAAGATATTGGCTGAATACTCAGGAGGAACAAATGGAAGCCAACAAGCATCCAACCTTAATCCGCCTATACATTTGTATGTTAAAGATACAACAGGTAGTACATATACAAGTAAAGATTTGGAACTGACATGGGATTACGATACTAATAATGATATCAAGACTGATATATTAGCGTCATATTACATTGAGGTTTTGAAGCTCGATAACACTATTGTTTTTAAAAGTAATGTTGCATATGATAGTGCAACACGTGGCGGATACTATAAAATAACTTATGCATTAAATCAAGCATGGTTTGGAACAGCTACAAGAAACTATGTTGTCAAAGTCTATAGTGTTGATACAGCAGGTTCTTTATCTTCTGCCGCGAGTATTTCAGTAGTTAACAATATCCCTGCACAAGTATCTATTTCAACCCCTGTTGCCGGTATATTAACAATCTACTTGAATGTAACAACAGCTGCTGAACCTGATGTTATAGGTTATCAAGTATATCAAAGTGCTACCTCAGGTTTTAATCCTCCTGCAGGCACATTGGTCTATGACGGACCTCTTTCAAATATCAGTATAAGTGTTAAAGATACAACTAAGTATTATTATAAAATTGCTGCTTATGACAGTTTTGACAAAACAAATTTAAACTTTTCAAGCCAATACGAAGCAACAGCAAATACTTCTGAAGCAATAACTTGGACTATTGCCAGCGGCTTGGTATTCACAGCAAATCAAGCTACCAAAACTGTTAGTTGGACAGCAGGGTCTATATTAAAAACTGGCGAAACAGTTACCAGACCAATAGTTTCGGGTAGTGCTGTATGGAGTACAGGTTTTATATATGCATATTACGACTCTAATGACACTGTTGCACCGACAGTATTGAAAACAACAACATCTCTTTCCATTGCTGTTAAGATAGGTACATATCCTATTGCAACCTATACAGGTGGTGATAATACGACAATCAAAGGTGGCACAGGTGATGCTTTTATTTCAGGAAGTCAACTTATTGCAGGAACTGTAGGCGCTACCCAAATCATTGCTGGATCAATAACAGGTGATTTACTTAATGTAAATAATGCTGTAATAACAGGTACCGCTCAAATAGCTGACGGCATTATAACTGATGCAAAAATTGGAAATACAATTCAAAGCATTAATTATAATGTTGCCAACAAGACTGGGTGGAAACTTGACAAGACCGGTAATATACGTACTTATGGTTCTATACAGATTCTTGACAGTTCAGGTAATGTAGTTTTAGCTTCAGGCAGTAATCCTACTTGGAATTGGGATAATATTACAGGTACTAATATTCCAGCAGATAATGCGACAAGAAATGTATTTAGAGGTGATTGGGCTACAGCTACAGCGTATGTATCGGGGGATATTGTTCTTGATACTTGGGGTTATGGATGGTCATGTATACTTGAACATACTTCAAGTGCTTCAATACTAACGCCAGTTTATCCTGTAAGCAACAATACCTATTGGACTTTGTATGCAGTTAAAGGTGTAGACGCAGTATCAGTAGTTCTTAGTAATGATACTCATACCTTACCTGCCGCTTCAGATGGTACTGTAGCTGTAGGTTCTTATGCGGGTTCAGGAACAACTGTTCAGGTATTTGATGGTACTCGTGAAGTTATTTATGATGCTGTTGGAACAACTAATGGAACTTGGAAAGTAGTTGCTACCCCAACTAATATTACTGTGGGTACACTAACAGATTCTGGTAATTATTTAACAGTTGGTGTAGCTAGTGGTGTTGCTGCTGGTATAGATACTGCTTCTATTAGTTATGCTATAACTGGTAAGGCTTTTAATGGGGATGCTATAAATATTACAGCACAGCAATCATTCAGTAAAAGTAAAGCTGGTGTGGCAGGAACTCCAGCAACTTATGTAACTGTAACTGGAGAACAAGCCTTTAAGTTTGCAACAGGTTCTGCAACTCCAACATCCACAAGTATTACCTTAACCGCAGCATTAACTGGTGGTTTAACAACTTACCAATGGGACTATTGGAACGGTACAGCATGGACTACTTTATCTGGAACTGTAAATGCTTCAACATATTCTTTAGCCTATAACAATGCCGCATTTACAGCAAATAGTTTAAGAGTGCGTTGTATATCAGGAACTGCTTTTGATGAAATAACTATAGTTAAATTATATGATGGTGCTACCGGAGTTAGTGCAGTAAGTGGGTATTTAACTAATGAAACTGTCGCTGTTGCTACTGCAAGTGATGGTACTGGTGCGGTATATACAAGTGCAGGTGGTACTTTTAAAGTTTTTAATGGTACTACTGATGTAACTACTTCTACAACTTTTACTACAACAGGAGCAGTAAGTGGATTAACTTTAACTATAGGTGCAGCCACAGGTGTTTATTCGGTAGCAGGTACATGGACTTCAGATACTGCTTCATTTACTTTGACTGGTGTATATAGCGGAACAACTATAACTAAAGTTTATAAGATAACTAAAAGTAAAGCTGGAGATTCAGGTGATTCTGTAGATATAGTTTTTGTAAGAAGTGCTACTCCACCTGCTACACCAACTGCTTCTACAGGAGCACCGACTGCACCGATTACGTGGTATTCTGAGGTAACAGCTGCAAACACTGCTGGTGGTCTTGCTAATCCTTTATATTCAAGCACAGGATTTAAAGCAGGTTCTGTGGGTAATTATGCTTGGTCGGCTCCTGTAAGAATAGATGGTACTGCTGTAGCTGAAGTAACAGTTTTTATCAGAAGTGCGACTGCTCCTGTACCAACACCAACAGGGGGTACTTATACTTTTAGTGCAACTCCAGTTGTTGTTGCTCCTACTGCTTGGTCAACTTCAGTACCTAGTGGAACTAATCCTGTTTACACTTCAAGAGCTGTAGTGTCTACCTCTTCAAGTAATACTGCTGCGGTTGCTATTAGTGGTTGGTCAACACCTGTTATTAGTCTACAAGATGGAGCACAAGGTCCAAGTGCCTTAATGACATCTAGCAGGGCTGCATCGTTTACAGCAACTGATGGTACATTGGATGCTTCGCAAGCTGACATAGTATTTACCACACAAGTAAGTGGAGTTACAAGCCCTACTTATGTATGGACATTTTCAGGTTTTCAAACAAGTCCTGCAAATAGTGGGTCTGCAACACAAACTATAACTTCTGCTCAATTTGGTACATCTAAGTCCGCCATTATAACTTGTACAGTGAGTGGCGTATATGTTGATAAGATGACTGTGGTTAGATTGGAAAAAACCACCGCTGCTGCTGGTGCTACTGTAGGAGCACATAATAAAGTTTCCCAAGCTGGTTTTGCAAATGTAAGTGGGGGATTTTCTGGTAAAGGTTTTACCAGTTCCACTAATAATGCTTATCTAGGTAACTCTCAGTATATGAATCTTTCTTCTAATAAGAATTACTGCGTTAGTTTTTTAGCTTGGTGTTCTGTTGGAACAGTTTCATTCCGTGTAGATTTATTTCCTGATACTTTACCTGAATACATAGTTAATGTTAATGCAACAAAAACTACTTACAGTTATGTATTTAACTCAGCCTCAACGGATATGCAAAATTGTATATTACGATTTTTCTCTTTAATTACAACCGGTGCTACTGTTTATATAACGGATATAATATTGCAGGAAGGAACTAATCCTGCTGCATGGTCGCCTTCGTTTTTGGATGCTGTAAATTTAAATAATCCAATGACTCCAGCAAATATAACAACTTATATCAGTGGTGCTGCAATAGATACTGCACAAATAGCCAATCTTGCTGTAACTACCGGTAAAATAGCAAACCTTGCCGTCGATACTTTGCAAATAGCGGGTAATGCTGTAACTGTTCCTGCTTCCGCTTATACTTCTGGAGCGCAAAGTTTGGCATTTAATGAACAACAGATACAAAGCTTAGTAGTTTCATGTGCAGGCGGTGGTATTCGTATTGATTATGGATATACGTCAGATGGCTACACGTTTAGTCAATTTAATGAATATTGTTATTGGCTAAGAGGCGGTAAATTAAATCTTTATAGAGATGGTATTCTAATTAAGGCTGGAGGAATGGAATTTGGAAGTTTAGCAGCAGCTTATGTAGATTACCCCGGTGCTGGAGATCATACATATGTCTTAAAGTATAATCTTGTTGTATACGCAAACGCGACCGGACCAGGCTCTTTATCACATAGGTATATAAATGCATTGGAGATTAAAAGATGATATATGGTGTTATTTTTGATTCGAATACAGGTCAAATATTAAGGTGTGTAAGTACAACTCCTGAGAACTTAATGAAACAAGTTAATCTAAACGAAGATGCAATAGAAGCAGATATGAATGTCAGAGACGATATCTATTATGTAAAAGAAAGAGATTGCATATTAAGACCTGTTCAAACAACTACAGTCAATAAAGTATCATTGTTGGCAGATGGTGTTGACTTCATAGAGTTCAGTAACGTACCGTCAGGTACATTTTCAGCAAGAAAGCTTTATAATCAAACTGAGATATTTACAGAGCAACCGCCTGAAGTGGCTATTTCAGGTGATATTGTAGATAGTGACACCTTTTCAACAATAGTTTCTGGATCTTATAAAATCAAAATTGAGTCATTTCCTTATCTTGATTTTGAAATAATTGTTGAGGCAATCTAATGGCATTCTTAATAACTAAACCTTTAGAAGAACAAAAGACTGAAGCAATACTTAGAATAAAACAGTTGTCGAGTGACAGGATAATTTCAAGTTACCCGATATATCGACAACTGAATATAAGCCGATTACCATATTCGGAAGAAGCAATAGCGATGTTCTCGTTCATCGACGATATCCGAAACGCTTCAAATATGGCTGAATCGGAAATAAACACTGCCACAACAGTCTCCGAAATAAGAGATATTGTGTCCGGTTTTTAAAGAATTTAGATAGTAATATCTAAAGCGACACAGCGCAACTGTGGGTAGTAAATAAATAGGAGACCATAATGGTTGATCCAACTGAAGATACAGGTAGCATGCCTGAAAGTACACTCGCTAAAGATGTAAAAACTATTTTAAAATCAATCGGAGAAAGTAACATGGGTAATTTATTAGGTGGTGCAGGTCAAGACGGTATGGGCGGTGGAGTATTATTGGGTTTGCTTTTGGGCAGATCAGGTATACTTGGTGGTGAAAATGGTGTTGCTTCTGAAAGAGCTGCCATTGATGCTGCTGTGGCTGCTGCTTTAGCTTCTTCAAATCAAGCCAATAACAACTCTATGTTACTTTTGAAGGATATTCAAGACAGTTCTCAAGAAGTTATTTCTTCTATTACTGGTGGCAATCAAACCTTATTGACCACAAGTTTGCAAGGTCAAATAGCTAATCTTCAAGGTCAAGCAAGTATTCTTGCCGGTGTTGAATCTGCTAAAGGTACTATTGTCAACGAAGTACACGAATCTGAATCTGCTTTAGGTAGTGGTATTAGTACACTTGCTGCTGCTACTGCTGCTGCTTTTGGTGTTGTTAATACTAACATTGCAAGTCAAACTGCAACTACATTGGCTGCTGTTAATGCAGATGGTGAAAAGACTCGTGCATTGATTCAATCAATTTCAACTGCAGATTTGAATCGTCAGATCACTGTGGCTCAAAATGAAATTAGCGATTTACGTCATGATAGACGTATTCAAGATTCAGGTGTCAATGTGACCAACAACATTAATCAAACTGCTGTGGCAACAGCTAATGCAACTGCTCAACAACAAATTGTTGGGTTGTTAAGTACACTTGCTTCAAGTTTACAACATAATACAAATTCTATTGTTAATTTAGGTACAATGAGAAATTCTGGTCAAGCAGCTACTAACGTAGTGGCGTGAATTAGAACACCTGAACGTACCCGTAAAAGAGATGGATTGACCTATATCGTTGGACCGAAAGGTGATAAGGGTGATACTGGACCACAAGGTATTCAGGGTGAAATTGGACCACAAGGTGTTGCGGGACTTGATGGAAAAGATGGAGACAAAGGAGAAAAGGGAGATCAAGGCAACACGGGAGCAACAGGAGCTAAAGGTGATGATGGCAATAAAGGAGAAAAAGGTGATAGTGGCTCCAATGGCAATCAAGGTAATGATGGACCAAAAGGTGATAAAGGAGATCGTGGTAATGATGGCTCCACCGGACCTAAAGGCGATACTGGCTCTAAAGGTGATAAAGGCGATAAAGGAGATACTGGTCCCAAAGGGGACAAAGGAGAACCTGGACAGCCAAGTAACCCTGGAAATGATAATAACAATAAATAAAGGTTAATTATGACAACTGCATTACTTTCGTCACTTGAAAAACAACTAGAAGTACTTAAAGGTGCTTCGGCACCTGTAACTCCTCCAATAATAAATCAAACAGAAGCCCCAGTAACTATGAGTCGAGAAGACCTTAGAAATCTGGTCAAAGAGATGATGTTGTCGGAAAAGGAAGAAAGAGTGCAGTTGGTTTCCAAGGAATATACTTTACTCGAAGCTGTTAACCTTGCCTTAACTGGTGAGGAACAACAATGGTTAATTAAAGATAATGTGATCAAAGGGATCGCTAACTTTATGGCCACAGCCGAGGGTCAAGAAATAACGAAACAATTTATGATTAATTATAGGTCGTATTATGAAAGTAAAACATAGTATTGAGACTGAGCCTGCTGAGTGTGATATGTTGTATGACATGGTCACGACTGCTTGTTTAGCCGCATACCCAAGTACCGAAGCACAAACTGAAGCCTTAATGTCAGCCAAAATGGTTTTTAAAGCAAAATTGGATGAGTATGTCGCAAGAGCTTTTGCTGTGGGACAAAGAGTTGGTAAGAATAAAGCTGATACGAAAGATTCAGCGATGTACGAAGCAACAGCAATGTAAATTGAGTGCCCCTTGTAATGAGGGGCATTTTTATTGAGAATTATTATGATAAGAAAAATTAATGATCAAAATGAAATGGAGATATGTATTGATATGTATCTTTTGAAGAATGATGAGACATTCGTATCCGCTTCCAGATCGGCATCTTTGTCGGCTTTGAAAGCTTATTTAAAAGACAACGCCTTCATGCGAGTGTTGGTCAACGATGAAGATCAAATACAAGCGTGGATATTGGCTAAGAGAACGATACATGCACACATGGCTGATCCTGTGTTTCATCAACTTTATTTCGGTTCACGATTGACCGGAATTAAGGCTGTCAAGGCAGTGATTGAACTTCACAAAGCCTTGGAGTTTGAAGCTAAGAGATTGGGAATAAAAAGATTAATTTCCATGAGTAATCATTTAGATGATAGAAATACATTTGTGAGGATTTTGGAAAAAGACGGTTGGGATCGGAGGCACTACCTTGCCACAAAAACTGTATGACTCGGACGGAGAGGGTATGCAGACACCGAAATTTTTCCTGAGCAATATGACAGTGATGGGGCATCAAAACTGAGCGTATTGAGGCGCACAGATTCAACTATTTTTGACACCAATTTATAATAACACTAAGTCAAAAAGTGATTGATAGACCCCGTTAAATTAACCCTAAGACGTGAAACAAAATCGTATTTGTTTTGTTGTTAGTTTTTAATTATCTCTTTTAGAAATATGTTATTTTAAACTGCGTAAAATAGGGTATCTTATATGATAACTTCAGATAAGAGGATGAACATGAAAAAGTTATTAATTATTTTAATCCTATGTATCTCACATTCCGTGAGTGCCGGTATTAAACTAAGTAGTAAAGAACTGAGCTGCTTAACTAAGAACGCCTTCTTTGAGGCAAACTTGGAAGGTGATATTGGTATGATGCTTGTCACAAATGTTGTTCTTAATAGGACACATGATGGTAAGTATTGTAAAACAATATTTAAAAAATATCAGTTCGCATGGACATCAGGAAAGACGAAGAAAATTCCTGTAGATACTTTCAATAGTATTGCGTTCAGCATTAAGAAGTTTAATCGGAGAGCATTACCAATTAGGCTTGTTGGTGCAACTCATTACCACAAACGTGGTGAACACCCAAACTGGGCACGTAAGCTTAAAAGGCTTGGTGCTTATAAAAACCATATTTTCTATAAAGAGACTTAAAAATGAAAAATTTACTGTGTGCTTCAATATTATTGGTGTCTTTCTCTGTGACTGCGAATGATGTCGCAGGTTATAAAATTGAAGGAAAGACTCTAGTACCTATAACAAATTCTGGTGATAGAACATATCACCATGAAGGTTATAAACTTTCAGGAAACAAACTGTTTTCAGTGACACCTGCAGGAAATAGAACCTTTAACAATAATAACTTTAATGTGCTTGGAAACAAAGCTTACAAATCAACAAGCACAGGAAATCGTATTTATGGAACAAAATAATGGTTGAAATATTGAAATGTACTTGTTCACATAAGGAGCAAGATAAGTTACACGGCAGTCAAATGCGTGTATGTAACAAAGATCAGAAAAATCAAAGCGCCACTTGTACAGTTTGTGGTGCCAAACTTAAAGTAAAATAATAAATTCCCCCTTAATTGGGGGTTTTTTATCAACTCAAGTGAGGACAAAAATGGCAAATAGAATATGTAAGGACAAAACGGCAAATAGGGTATGTAATGTATGCAATGAAGATAAGCCTCGTACAGAGTATTATAATTACAGACTTTGGAGGTGTAAGCCTTGCGAAATAAAAAGAGCAAAAGAATACCAAAGCAAAAATAAAGAAAAAGTTAAGGCGACAAAAGCCCTTTATATAAAAAACAATAGAGAGGCCATTCTTGAAAAACAAAGAACACGCTGGCATGCAAATAAAGAAGAACTGATAGCAAAAAACCGATTGTATAAAGAAAATAATAAGGAAAAAGTAGCAGCAACCTATAAGAGGTATCGAGAAAATAACAAGGAAAAATACCTTCAATGGAACAGAGAATGGAGAGCCAGAAATCCTGACGGGCCTGAAAAGATAGAAAAACGAAACGCATATGGAAGATCTTTACGTACAAATTTAACAGATACGTATTTTCGTGCCAGAATAAATCGTAAGGCTAAGGGTTTGTTACCTAAATCAGTATTAGATGCAAATCCTGAAGAGTTCGAATTATTGAAACAATTAATAATTTTACAAATAAACCTAAAAGAGAGAAATAAAAATGAAAACACCAATAGTATTAACTGACAAGTATTTAGAAGTACCTGCAGAAACTTTGATCCAAGCAAGAGCACAAGTGTTCAATGTACTCAATCAAGTTATGCTTGAAGCCGGTACCCAAGCACCGACAAGTGCAAGAATTGATGATATCTGCAGACTTTCAAATGCAGCGATCAATCTCACCCTTGCAAGTTTGACCGAGAACAGAGTCAAGTTTGTGAAACCCAGCAGAACTTACCTAAAATAAAACTCCTCAGAAAGGATATCTTATATGATAATCGATATAGGATATCCCAACCTTAATTAACTCAATGGAGAATAAATGAAATCAAATATCACCGCAAAAAATTATGCATCTGAGGTGGCTTTATATCTTTCAAAATTATTAACTAAAGTAGACTATATTCATTATGAAGAAGATTCAAAATCTGTTAAGCGATTGTTAAACGACTTAACAGAATCAGTGCATTTTGTGATGCCTGATAATGGTAACCTTTTAGATGACAATTTAAGAGGAATTGAAAATATGGAAATAAGATTACCATATCCAAAAATAAGTGTAGAGTATTATGTACAAAAAGATTCTTCATCATTGAATAAAAATTTCATAGGTAACGCACCTAAACGTGTTATA